TACTAAAATTGTAGTTAAGCCGATCTGCCGCCTCACTCCAAGTACCTGTTTTATTTATCGAATTAAGTTCCATATCACTTCATTTTATTTGGGCAATTGGTTTTGATCCCATACAATCTCAGAACCTTTAACCATAATTATGCGTCCTCCCATTATCTGGGTCTGATATATATAACCGTCACTTCCTTTTTGCTCGACAACCATACTGTCCGGGCGGAAATACAAAACATCATTACTATTCGGGTCAAACATAGAAACCATGGGAATCAACCCTTTCAGTCCGTATATGCATGATATATCTATCAGGGAGGCGTTCGTATTATCACGCATCTCTATTGAGGGGATTCCATATTCATTTTCCGGCTCAATGCTTATTGTATAGCCATTTGAAGACTTGACTTTTACTTTTCCAACAAATTCAGGATTTCCATCTGCATCCCATTTGATGTTCCCATTGGCAAGCTGCCCGGAACCATCCTCATTCAACAGTATCTTGCCATTGGCTATTTCAACTTTTCCCCGGAAATATCCGCCCAAAGCATAGATATATCCACGAAAAAAAGCATTACCGCCATGAGTAGCGACAAAGTTCGCCATATTCGCCCATTCTTCATCCGTAGGCTGGTAATTAGGATCATTACGAAACCTCATTACGGTTAATATAGCCTGTTGAAGCGTGCCACCTGCCCAGAATGCCACATCATCATCGTCATTGTATATGCCGCTTACTCCGGCAGTGACCTTCTGTAACTTGTCATCCTTGTAGTTACCTAACTGAATCATATTGGCCAATATCAAACCGCCAAGGATATCCACAGATCCATCCTTAATCGCGCTGGCGATATAATTGATTGACTGAAAACCGGCTGTTGCCTTGTCGTTATCCAAAATGGACGGTTTCCAGTCTGTGGCAATGGTTCCTCTTTCTAACTGAAGATCACAAACGGTTGCGGTACCACTGATGAGAAATATACCACTGCCATTGAAGGTAATCTTATGGGTATATCTCTGATAAGAGGATGTGAGAGGCTGAGAAACACTGAAAGAGCCGCACGAAACAGACACAGACGTACCCTTTGCTTTATAACTGATAACATAACTTTCTCCTTTAATCAATGATACAGATTGGGACAAACTACCGATTGCAGCAGAGTACCTGGAGCCGGCAGCACTATCTGCGGATACGGTAGCCACACCCGTCCAATACTTTAATTGCTTGCTATATAATTCGGTATCAGCAGACAATTGAGTATCAGAGGACAATGTCTCACTTTCATAATCCCCGGTAAACCCAGAGTTACGCAACAGATTGACACTTCCGACAGCCGCATTGTCTATCGCATCCTGAGCCTTTTGGGCCAGATCGGCAGCCGCCTGTATCTCATCCGGAAGACCTTCCATATTACGCCATCCAGTGGAACCTTGTTCGATATGAAACATACCCTTGATATCAACACCTTTATCGTGAGTATATTCCATGTAAGTGGTCCGATCCTTGTCACCAATGTATGCATTTCCGTACACCTTCATCCGGGCTTTGCCGGTAGATTTGTCAAAATCAAAAGAAATGACATCTTTCCCAGTCAAGGTAAAATCATTAATACCCTGATACATGATGATGGACGGAGAAACTTCGTTCACCGAAGAGAGAATTATCGCCGCCTGTCGGGTCATATCGGTCTTATGGCCTAATCCCACGATATCATCACCTGCCACCGGAACATCGTTCTCGACATTAGGATCACACACGGTCTTGGACAGGTCTATATAATTCTCACCTACTGCTGTGACCAACCGCCAGTAATAGCGGTTGCCGACATGATGCGAAATGCCTGTCTTGATATTGCACTCCTGTGCGATGGCGAGAGATCCCGGAGTAAACTGGTTCTCTATCTCAATTCCGTCTTCCTCTTCCTTGAAATAACAACGGTAAACAGCATCCAACTCATCTACACGGTTGCATTTCATACCTGCATGGGAAATCACCTGCTCGCCACCCACATACGTTTTCTTCTTGACCTCAAGTTCATCAAAAACGGCTTTGACCTTGACATACAGATAATCGACAACAGCCTGTGACATACCGTTCTCAAGCACAGTAATTCCACTACCGTTTTTACCAATCAAAAGACCTTTCAAAAACGTGATCAGCTCATTGGCAGTGTCTTCTTTATCTTTGCGTAAAAAGTATTTGGTGAGCTTTTCTATATCAGAATTATCCATGTTTTCTAGAATCCCGATAAATATGCGCCCAATTCTTTCAGCTGTATTCTCTCCTTCTGTAGATGCATTTCTTACTTGAAGAGCCAGTTTCTTTAATATGTCAACAGAATCGCTCATTCTCCTATTACACGAAAAACAGTTCTATTAGATTTTAATTTCCCTTCACCGTTATAAAGTGGCATACCGCATTCTTTTAGGTAAAGCACGCATTCTTTCAGGTAGCGGTCAGCTATACTACATGCATCGCTATACACCATCATCTTTTCCTTGAATACTGTATGACTGCTATATTCACCTTCCTTGTTCACGAAGCCGAAACGGGATACATTTCCATCTCCATTTTTGACAATACAGGCATAGGTATAATAAGCCAAAGCTACGCGAAGTCCAGTGATGATTATCTTCTTTTTACATTTAGTTTCATAAGTACCTCCGTCAAGCAGTAGCTGGTATTTTTCAGGATTTTTTTTCACGTCAAGGAACAGTTCGTCTCCCAACGCTGATTTGATGTAGATATTCTCCGACTCACGGATGTAGGTTTCTATCTTGTCAGGATCGAGATGTACAGACATTCCGCGAGACAAAGCCGATACCTCATCTGTTGTTATTAGATACTGCTGCATTTCGTACATACTTTAATGGTTCCACACTATAATCATTAGAGGGGTTGACTACTTCATACCAATAGCTGAATATACGGCTAAAGGTACGCTCTATTAAGCGTTGTTGCTTGCTTACGATAGAATTGTAATACTCGAAAGCATCTTCCAAAATATCGCCTGAGAATCCGACTTTACCAATACGGATGCAATACCATGGCTCTTGGCCATAAGCTGAATAAATACGTTCAACCACACTTGCGTCAGTAACGGTAAATTCTTTGTCGTAATTTTGTGAGTTCAGATTTATTATTTCAGGTTTTTCCTCATCGCTTTCTAAAGTAACTTCCATAATCTTTCCTGCATTCGTATCACCTTGCAACTGGATGAGTGTATTTGAGAAACTGTCGTCATCGTCTGTATCTTTCACTTCGTTGCCTTCTTCGTCAAAGGTTATGTTCGATCCCTTTTTGGTGAATACCATAGCGCCAGGGAAGAAATTATTTCGTACATTTCTGTACTTGACATTGGACAGCCCTTCATCGGTACTCATTTCTGTAGCCACCCGGTCACCTTTCCCGACAGGATAAGTATTTTTCCCGGCCATTGACACCCATAGGATTTGACCTTTGTAGTATTCAATGCCTCCGGCTGCTTCTATTTGAGCCAGTATCACATCTTTTTGAGGGTTAAAAACATCTATATAGTCGATGTTTTCTTTCTTGACCTGCAGAGCTTTCCCTTTACGTGTCTTCTTTCCGCTCCAGTCTGGATGTACTGCTATTTTTGCCACATAACCGTTTTCATCTTCTTCTGTCAGACGGCAATTTTCAAATGGTACGTGCTGCATCTCCACTATCTCACAGAAAACATTGTAGTTAACATGGATTGCTATTCCATTGAGTTCGGACATGTCTTTGCATAGTAACATGTGCACATCATCCAATGTGTCACCTTTTCGATTGACTACATATTTGGAAAAAGCAACCTCACGGAATCCGTTTCCTTCAATGAAGTCAGCGAAACGGTCTGAGCATTCAGATGCAGTAGAGCTTGCAGCAATGATATTCTTTAATGTCTGCGGATATAGGTTGTCCTGTCCGTAGGCTTGAATTCCTAGATTTTGTAAATAGCTTGTATCAATGCGGTTACTGCTTTTCTTTTTTAAATCTCTTACTCTCATATTCGCGAGGTTTACGTTCGTCCTTTATTTCTTTTATTCAACTTTATCTTCGCCTTCTCCATTCATTGCGTTCACAATTTCAATGGCCTTGCTTAGATGCAGATTCAGAACTTTTTTACTGATTTTCTTGCCGTTGATTTGGAAATCTTTCAACGTGTCAGCCACGGATTCTTCAGAAACTCCGTCTTGTAATGATTCTACCATTGAATCAAGCAGGCTTTGATTGTATCCACATTTGTTAACACGTTCTTTCCAGTCCGTAGGTACATGGGCGAAATAAATTTCACCTTTCGGATTTTTGGCAAGGTACTTTTCAGCAACTTCATCAGTGAGGTTGTCATTAGTGTACATTTTATTGCTTCCGAACTCCGGTTGAAGCAGGACACCATTCTTTAATATATAATTACATTTTTCTTTCATACGGTTATTCTTTTTGATGTAAACAGTCATTTCGATTACAGCATCGCGATAGCAGTCGTTACACGATGTCTTGGTGAATTCTTTTCCTAATACTTCCTTGTACAATCTTTCTATCTCCGATTTATCAGAAGAGGAGTAGGAGGGAAGTTCTCCTAGCTCCTTTAATTTATCAACCACTTCTTCTAACTCCATAATCATTCAGTTGGTTTTGTCAGTGTTTCAACAAGCGTTTTTGTCGCATCGTAAGATGTTTTGTACAAGAATAATGCTGATTTGGGAACCTTGGTTTCTTGCAAAGAGATATTCCATCCCCCTTCCGTTTCTTCGGAATACTTGTCATTGCCGATCTCTGCGGCTTTCAAACCTTGGTAGTAACCGTAAACCTGGAAAGCTGAATCTCCCGGATTTTCGGTTTTATTTAACCCTTTGGCTTTATTTTCCAATACAACGACAAAATCACCGTTAGCAAGCCCGTCAATAATGTCATTGCATACATCGGGGTCATTTGCTAATACAACCATGTTCACTATGTTAGTAAACGTGTTACGATAGGTTCCTGTTGCCAAGGTTGTATTGGTACCAGTAAAGGGGGTTGCACCGAATACCTGTACCTTGTAACCTTTTTTACCTGTTTTCAGTGCAAGAGTTTCGATCACATTCTTACGGGTTGCGTTGAATGTAACCGCACCGAAATCCACGTCTGCGCGATTCATTATCACACCTTCCTGTTCCAGCCCGGGAACGATAGGATCATCGCACGATGGTGCGATGTCCTTTTTGATTGTTATATCACATATTGCCATATTTGCTCTTTTTCGTTAGTATGCTACCTGTACCAACTCATCTTCGCCAATCATGGAGCCTAATTTTCCTGTTGAATAAATGTAGTTCTTGCGGGCTTTCTTATCAAACCAGATATCCAAGTCCGACATCGGTTCGGTGCCCTCACATCCATACATCAAGTTCTCAGGAGAACATAAAACAGCACGATGCGGTAAGTTAAGTTTGGTTTTGTTGTTCTGATAGGCTTGAATAAATCTATCCCAAATGGAACATTTAACGATGGTTGTTCCATCGTATTTGCTGACCTCTACACCGTCAAATACAACTTCCCAGGGCATGATTACCTTGTACTTTTCTTTCATATCGTGAGTCAGAGCATCGCACATTGACTTGGTGGCGAAAATTGCGCATCCGTCTTTTTGGAAAATCCGGCTGTCGGCATCTTGCAACATCGCATCGAATATTGATGTGGCAATGCCTGTTTCTTTCATCTTTGATTTTTGTAATGCATATGATTCTCCTGCGTTGGCTGCAATTTCAGTGTGCTGTTCGGCATTGTTGGTACAGATGGCAAACAGACGTTTGAAAAAACCGTCACATGTTTTAAATAGTTCGATGTTTACTCCGTCAGTGATTTGACCACCTCCAGTGACAGACGCTGCTGATTTATCTCCAAACCATGTAAAACGCCACATCATTTTCATCATAGCTTCAGACAGCTTCGGCAGTACAATACCGTCCATATATTCGGTCGATGTCAGGTCTCCTATATTTGTTCCCGTTTTAAGGCAGTACTTGGCAATGGTGTTTTCCAAGTCTGTATAGCACATTTCCAAAGGAATTTGCCAATCCCCGATTTCCCATTCCTTTTGGGCGGCAGCGATAGCCACTTTTTTATATTCAGGGTCGCATCCGGAGCCGGCTACTCCGATATCTTCCATTTCACCGATAAAACCTGCTTTTTTACCGTTAGTCACATTGGGCATAAACGTCATAAAACGCTCCATGTCCTCGTTTTGAAAGACTGTTAACTGAATAAGGTCTTTCAAGTCTTTTACAGCCTGATTATCAGGTGTAAGTTTGTCAAAATCTAAAATAGGCATTTCCCCTCCTTTTATTACTTGTTGTTTCTTTTTTCTCTTTCTTCACGAAGTTTTCTCTGAATAGGCGTTTCATTTTCTTCTACTCCTTTTATACCCTTGTTGAACGTTTGGGTACGAGCTGACACTTTATAAGTACTACAATGTTTTGCCAGCCAGTTTTCGCCCCCGGCCATACGGACTGCGTTCAGAATCTTGTTGTCCTCAATGGTACGGGCATTCGTCTTTAGAGAAGCATTCTCAGTTTCCAACTCTTCTATACGGGCTTTTAAAGCTTTCACTTCATCCTCTTCCAATTCATCAGGATCTTTAATTTCTGTAATAACGCCATCTGTCACAATGATAGTCTTTCCGTCAGGCATGACATGTTCGCCATCGGGACTTGCTGTATCTCCTACTTGGGGTTCACCTTCATCTCTTTCCACGGTAAGCGTGTTACCTTCGGCATTTGTCAATTCCATAGATACGACCTGTACGTCTTCAATTTTTTGATAGCCGCATTTGGCCAGCAGCCTGTCTATGATAGTCTGCTTCACTGTTACTTCTTTTTCTTTGTTCATTTTTTTGTTATTAAATGTGTAAGTTCTCCCTTTGGCAGTTGTAGGCATAAGAACGGTCGTGATAAAACCTAATTGTTTGGCTGTTTCACCACCAAACCAACCGGCTTTATTCATTTGGGCTTCGATAACTGAGGCTTCCGATCCTGTGCGTTCTACATACAAAGCTAGCATCTTGTTTTTTTCACTCTCCAAGTTTGATTTTATTGATTCTAGGGTTTCAAGATCAAGGTCTCCATCGTATGAAGCCATATAAGGCTTGTGAATAAGAAACTTTGCATGTGGATAAGCAAAACGTCTTTCTTTTGCAGCGGCCAATAATATCACGGTTGCCATGGATGCACATCGTCCTACTGCAGTACAGCTGATTTGCTTTCCTGAAGCACGTAAGGCGTCATAAATGGCATACCCTTCAACGGCATCACCACCGCATGAATGTATCTCAATATCAATAACGTGGTCATTCGGATCTATCCAAGATAGGAAATTTTGAATATCGGGAAAAGACAATCCCTCTTCACCAGTTAGATACCAATTTTCCATTTTGTCTTTATCCGCAACAATATCTTTGTTGATGTATAATTTCGCCATATATAATCTATTTTGAAGCAAAGGTAAAAAACGGTATATGGCTATAAGAATTTCAGAACATAATAGCACTGACACGCTTTGTCAGTAAAAAAATAGGGGGAAGATTATTCTTCCCCTTATTGAATTGAAACGTCAACGGACAACCTGTCAATGACTCTATAGATGGTCCTTTCTGAAATGCTGTATTCATCTGCCAGGTACTGCATGATATATGCCTTTTTATGACCTTCAGCCGTAAGACGGGTGTAGTCTTTATACATTTCTAGGTATTTAATATCTGATGCATCTAATGACATTTCAGACATTATCCTAAGAGTGTTCCTGTTTATATATAATAGTTCGTATGCTTTCATAAACTACCGCTTTCTTCTATGTATTTAATTCTATTCGCAACTGAAGTAAACTCTTCTACAGAAACGACAGGGGCAGGAGCCATCATCATTCCTTTGGCGACTGCTCTGGCCAGCATATCTTCGCCTAAAGTTTGATTATTCGTTGCTGTTACATTAATAGGTACACCTCCACCCATCATATTGAAGGATGATAGGATAGGGGCGAACATGGACGTAGCTTTGGCAGTTATAACGGATTCTCCATTCGACAATTGTGCCGGAATACTGTCGCTCGTTCCTGTCCCCGGTCCTGTAACCAAACCACCTTCTGCAAATTTAGCACTTTTTACTATCTTAACAGCATTTGCAATGTTAGAAAGGATTGTTGCAATACCTGATGCCATTGTAGCTATACCAAGAATACCTTTCCCTGATTCAGCGGATACCATTTTTGCGATCGCCTTACCTGAATTGATGGCGATCTCTGCCAAAGCCAACATTTTGCTTGCCATAGCAAATCCTCTGTCAGACTCCCCAATTTGTTCTGTGAGAGCTACAAGGCCATTTGTCACCTGTTCCATTGCTTCATATTTAGCTTGTTCTATTTCAATCTCCTTATCGCTCAGTTCTTTTTTGGATTCCAGATAAGCATTCTGTGCTTCCAGCTTGCGAAGATTGAATGCTTCTATACTTTCACCTTCCATTTGCTGCAGGCTATCGAGCTCGGCTTTCTTTTGTTCCATCCTTATACGAAGAATTTCCTCTTCGTTATCATATGCTTGTGCGATTTCCGTTTCAAAGCGTATGCGCATGGCTTCCTTTTGCTTGTTGATAATATTCTGCTCATGAGCTGTTGCCAGTTCGTCTATCTTGGTATTGTACTTTGCTTTAATGGCCAGTTTCATTTCTTCGGTCTGTTCTGTGCTGGTAAGTTCTGCCTCTTGTTGTGCTTGTAATTGTTGTATCTTTAACTGGTATTCCTGTTCGCTGCCTTCCTTGACCGATTCCAATTGCAGGGATATCATTTTTAAACGGTTCTCCAGTTCTTTTTTCAGCTCCTCATCGGACAGCTTGCTAAGCTCCATAGATTTTTGTTGTTCCAAAGCCTTTATTTTGGCGTTGATGGCTTCACGAGCCTTGGCGGTAAGGTTCTCTTCTTGCTTTAAACTGATTTGCAAATCCTCAATCTGCCGGGAATAGTTCAATTCAATCTCTTTCCGTGCTTGTTCTCTCTTGTCTTTCACCAAGGCAAGCATAGCATCTTCTGCTGCCCTTACTGCTTCCAGTTCTGTTTGCTTTGCTTCCTTTGCTTTGTCTGCACCTTCCTGGCGGATAGAGTTTAGGGTGTTTTGCTGCTCTGTCTGACGGGTGTAACTGCTTTCTTCCAATTCACTTAATCTGTTTACTTCTTCGCTTAATTTCCTAAGGTCATCAATAGTGCTTTCCGATATACCGATTTTTCCAATAGCTTCATCTGCTGTAATTGCTCCTTTTTGCATGTCCTCAATGGTCTTAAGGGCTTCCTTTGTTACTTTAGTATATCCGAGCATATTGGCAATTCTTGCTTTCGCTAAGTCTGTTTGGATTTTTAAGTCCTCTTTTTCCATTGCTGCAGCTTTTTCCGCAGCTTTGATACGTTCCTGTGTGGATAGGGTTTGGTCATCTGCAGCTTTTTTCAGCTTCTCAATTTCAGCTCGGTTAGAGGCACGTGACATGGACAGCATGACTTCCCTCTTGTCTATCTCATTCAAGACTTCTGCCAGCTTCCACGCCTGTTTGGTTTCATTGACTATTTCATCACCGATACCAGCGAATATGGATTTGGCATCATTCCCCGCCTGTTTGAAGTTCCCGGTAAACAGATTCACTAAAGCACTTCCCAACTTGCCTGCCCGGTCTATTAAGACATTTACAGTGGCACCCAGAGCCCCCATTATTTTATTGGCTGCTTCCACGCCCTTCTGTGTTTTGGTGAACCATGATACCAAAGATCCTAAAGCTACAATTAATACTCCAATACCAGTTCCAAGTAGAGCAACTTTCAACAGTTTCAAAACTTTAATCCAGCCGGTTGTGGTGGTCGAAACAGTAAGCATTTCTGTTTTTACTCCAGACAAATAATTTCTTACTCCACCCAAGGAGGTCACCATTACATTTATCTGCTGCACGAACGGGATATTGGCATTGGCGGCTTCCATTATAGCTTCCTTGTAATTGCCAACATTTCGGTAATACCGCTGTGTCTCTTCTTCAGCGCCCTTTAGAGCATCAGTAACCTCATTAATCTTGTTTTTCAATTCTGTGCCGCTAGCACCTTTACGTTCCGCTTCGGATAAAGCATCGTATTCAGCCGTTAGGTTTGACAGTTTGGCACGGAGAGAAACAAGGCTGTTTTCTTGTGCCTTCTCCTGCTTGAGCTGATTTTGCATTGTTTTCGTTATAATACGTATCGAATCATTCCAGTCTGCTATATGAATTTTAGAGTCTGCCATTTTCTCGTTATATTGTTTCCTTTCTATGTCTCCAGCCTTTAACTGTTCCTTCAGTTTCGCCTCTGCTTCTTTGGCTTTGTCGATTTTTGTCTGATACTCGGCTATAGCTTTGATAGCCTCATTATAATTCACTTTGATATCAAGTATCTTTTCTACTTTGTCTGCCATAATTTTAGATGTCTAATTGTAATAATTCAACATTTGCTATTCCTGTATTTTCTGCTGTAACGGATAGAATTGCATAATATTTCCCATATTGGGCCAGATATGCTGGAGTGGTCATATCTAAGTCTCTCAAGTCTTTTTCTGTTATTTCTATTTTTTCTTTAATGATTTTGGGGGTATACACTGCATTTTGAAAGCTTGTGTAGAATCTTTTTATGATATCTGTGAACGACAATTGTGTGAAGGTCCCATTTGATAGACCTCCATTGTTTTCCTCGAGAAGTATTCTTGGTTGAACTTTTTGCAGTTCAGCCTTTCCCTCTCCGTCATATTTGTACAATCGTATGAATGCTGTAATTCCTCTCATGTCGCATCCTGCAAATTTCAACTCTGCCATTTCTCTAGACTTCTCTAATGAGCTGATCAAGCAAGTAATTTCTCCACTGTAGTTGCCTTTTACCGTATCATCGTCTTTGTATTTAAGTATATTTCTTTGTGCAAAGCCATCGATAGTGAATTTCATTTCTTTAGGCTTGTTGGCCATATACGATGCTATTACCCGTCTAGTCCAATTGTACGCTTGTTCTTTTTTCTTTATGATATCATCGACAGACATAAATCTTATAATGTTCGTGCCTTCAATAGGATATGCAAATACGCCTAGCATGGTAGATATTGCTTTAATAAAATCAAGCTGTGTCATATCTGGCAAATTTGGTATAATGGGGTAATGACCATTCCCGTTAAGAATACTTTCGTCTGGTTGCTTGGGCGATACAAGGCTGTTTTCCATTCTTAGATTTATGATTCCATCTACACCGTTTGATACGTCTGCAATAAATCCGATATTTGTGAATCCAAACCGGATATCTGTACCTTTGTTTACTGAGTCAGACTCTACACCTTCGAACTCAAACGTAATATTGTAAGAGTTTCCTCCATTGCTTATTATATCCGTATATCCTATGTTGAATATTTCATTGTTCTCTCCGTTCTCAATATAATAAGCTATCATGGCTGCATTGCTGGGATAGAAAGAAGTTAAAGTATGTATTGATACTTTGCCTGAAGCATTGAGCTTTATGGAGTTTCCTTTTGTCTTTATTCCACTAATGAATGTGCCTTCGCTTAGCGAGCTTTTATTTACCGTTCCATAATATGATGAATATTCTTTGTTTTCGAAGTAAAGTTCAATAGGCCCGGTTCCTTGGTTAAGGTAATATTTTGCATTCAACCACAGTTCATTCTTTTGAGAGAATTCCAACCCGTCATTTCTTGTCAGCAATGGGATAAACAGTTTGTTCAAGACTGCTTGCTGTTCACTTGGAAAAATGAATATCACATCATTATCAAGTGATATATGTTCTAAAATCCATGTTGCTTTAACTGCCGGATGATAGGGTAAGTCTTTATCGGCTGAACGTATATTGTAATTTACTTTTGGGAAAAAGAAATCTCCATGACTATCATATTGGCTTACGTTCTTTCCGCTATTCCATTCGATGTAATAATCAGGAAATGGATCATTCCCTTGGCTTTCATAATGCCAACGTTCTTTTAAATCTTGCAGTTTTTTTTCTTCATTGGCAATACTTGAAAATTGTGTTGCGTTTCCCCATATTAATGCGGTTTCAAACACATCAGACGTGCCTATCAAGTATATTTTTGCCCCTTTGATAATTTCTACTCCGTTTCTTATGTATCTAGCGTCAAGGTAAAATGAAGCAACGGAATATTGGCAGGATGGCAGGTCTGCGTGAAGAAATGCAGACTGATTCCTCACTGTGTTTGGAAGTTTAATAGTGTAGCTTGTGTTACTTACAATTTTGCCTATATCGGTGAATATATTATTCTTGTATTTTAATGTGATATTGGTGCTGTCGTCCATATCTACTAATTTGTTGTTGGCACCGACATATAATAATTCATTTCTCATAAGCTCTGCACGTTAGTTTCAGGTAATATAATGTTCGCTTCAAAGTCTTGCAGTGATACCCGCTGTTTGACGAAATTTCCCACAGACACATTTACGGCCATCCATCTGGCGTTACCGTTATCATCATAGCCCATGAACATATCAACAACAGGAGATGTGGCCATTTGGTAAAGGAAGTCATAAGTTATGCTGTCTATTAATGGAGCGCATACGGGAAGTGTCGTTTCTTCCATTTTCCTTTGCTTTCGTCCGCTACCTCCATGGTATCCGTTCTTGTAACTGTAATCCTGCATATTGTTTCTGATGAACTCTCCGTCATTGGATACCTGCGAAGTCTCGTCTCCTTGCATGAATAGCCAGTAACACCACATTCCATGGCGGTTGATCCATCTCAAGTATATTCCACAGTCTGAATTGTCAACCTTACAAGTGATCTTTGTGGCCATATTGAGCAGCCCTCGGAAGGTGAAATCAAAGGTGTGGTCAAAAACAGATGCTGCCGTATTACTTCCAGGTAGATAAAATTCCACCCTGTCTGAAGCATCTATTCCAGCAAGAATGATATTCCATGCATTTTGTCCTGATAATGCGATAGGGGAGCTTTCGGAACCATCTATAGTTACTTTTACATTCCCTGATGTTGCAGAGTATAAGCCTACAGAGAATGGGTAGTTTTTGAACCATGTCAGCACTCGGCTTCCATTATACTGCTCTCCAACCTTACTGGCTCCCCACAATATGAATACGTTGAACTGGAAGCTGTTTTCAAGTGTTCCTGATTCGTTATACATATCAAGCTCTATGCTAAACAGACGTCCTAACTTACTATCTTCGGCGTGAGTTGACTTGTAATCGACTTCTCTGTATTCGTCAAAATAGCTCTGCGTATAGAATGATAGGTCAAAGAAGCAGGAACCACCGAACGTCGCTCTGTTCTCTCTGTCTGATGTGGCTGTGGTGGTGTCCGTTACCGTTGCAGTAACAGATTGATAGTTTCCGCCAAGGATATTTATTATCACAGGATTAAAGCAGAATCCTATTTGGTCAGGATATTCAATTGTTGTATTATCTATCGTATGTGTTCTCATTGTCGAAATTCAGATTTATATGTTCAACTTCTGTTTCATATATAGCCGATACCCTGCTAGCTATATTGTCCACGGTATTTTCTAGATCACGGGAATAGATTTCCTCATGTTTTCTGTTTCGGTATAGTTCCGTTCCTTCCTTGGCTATCTTTCTAGCGACAAGGTAGGCGAAGGAATCGGGCTTCTTTACTTGTATACCCTTATCTTCCACCCATTGGCGGATAATCTTGTAAAATCCTTTCGGAACGTTCCCTGGTCCACGTCCGGTTTCTAGTACAGCGAATGCCTGCCTGCCCCACAAAACGCCTCCGTCCTCCGACATTTCTACTTTCAGACTGCCCTTTGTCCTTCCACTGGCTACTTGTCCGGCTGCTTCATGGTTGGCTATAATTCGCTTGCGTAACGCTTCCAGCTCTTCACCTATTATTCTTAGGGTTCCGGCTTTAGTTTCTGCTGCCATATACAATCTCTTTCACGCTCTTGTTGCAAATAACAGTACCCATTATCTCTTCTAACTTAAGTTGGATAACTATTCCGGTTACATTAACATCCAGCTTGTCATAGAAAACAGAATAAGGGATATCTCCTGATATTTCTTTGAACATCCCACTCCTGTTCAATAGCAATATGAATTCTTTGGCTTTATTCTTGCATCCTTCTATCACTGCATCATTTTCTGTGCCATCAAAATCGAACTTGGTTTTATCCATGAATGCCATCATACAGTTAGGGCAGTCTCTTAACTGCTGTCTGCCTAGATTAAAAGTTCCGCTTACAGGAAGGAGATTAAGCACTGCCGGCAATTTAATCTTGTCCAGTCTTATATTGGCTGTTTGCCAGTTGTCAAAAAGGTAACTTACACCCTCCATGGAGTCTACTATCTTTTTAATTTTTTGCTCTACCGTCATTTCTTCTTACTTAATATGTTTCTTAATCTACGTTCGAATCTTACTCTTTTGGCGTCCATGTCAAGACATTTATATACTCTGACCCATGGCACGCTGTCTACTTCTGCATGATCAGTGATACCCATGCGCTGCGCATAGTAATCAATCATGCCGAAAGGTCCAAAATTTAGCAATTCGGATCCTGCTTGCTTCTCTTCGGGTGTGGGTGGTACATTAGTCGACGCGAATAGTTTATTTATTCGTTCAACTTCTTTGGCCACCCATTGTACGAATCCCAGTACATCGCTAGCTGGAAGTTGGGATATATAACGTTTACTCAGCCCCATCAGTACAGTACAGGGAACGAACAAGATATCGTGTTCTGTTTCGATGGATTGCAGTTGCATCAGTTCTCCCATATTTATGTCGTTTAGGGTATCTGGTGTCTTATACTGCCCTAGTTGATAAGGTTTTCTCAGTTCATCCAACTTGGTTCTAATGACCTCGGGTTCGGTGGCAATGCTGCTTATTGTCAAAAATTCTTTTACTGTCATATCTTTCCTATTTTTGCTTTTGGTCGTTTGGGTGTTGGTTTGATGCGGAATATCATTGCCATTATCAGCATATCAAGGTAATCTGTGGAATGACCTAATATTTCTTTCATTTTTTCTTTGCTGATTATTCCTTTCTTCCGTGTGTCTGCATCAATATGTGCTTGTTTGAGAACTGACAATTCTTCAATGATCCGTTCTCGCTGTGCTTCCGTGCATACGATACGAAGCAATCGATTGTTAATCATCTCAGCCAGTTTGAAGGCACACTCTGATTTCAAATTGTCAAATTCAGGATTAATAGGTCGTGCTCCTCCATGAAACTCCTTGATACCGTTCAGATAGCTTTCAAGATAGTTCCCCAATCCGTCAGAGTCCGCAATCATCTTACTACGAGGAATAGAGCATTCTATCATCATCCGCTTTAGGTCTGTTTCAATGGATTTTCCAGTACTGTATTCCTGATCCAGTTTGATAAAACACACATTCCCTTTCCAATGACCGGCGATAAATCTGTCTCGTCCCTTCATTGCAAGGTCTGCAGAACCAGTAGATTCACCTGCAGGAGCAATGAACTCATTCGTGAACAAGTCACAGATAGCGTCGTAGTTACACAGGGCAGTCGGGTCATTATCATACTCCCAATTGCCGAAATATAGGCGTTCCTTTGTTACCCGGTCTTTTGTGTTTCGAAGACTTTCGATGTAGTCTTCTGTTGCCCAAGGATTATCCTGCACCAAAGCTTGGATAAATGCATAAGGAGCTTGTAATTTGTCCTCTTTCCAGGGCTTGTAGAATTCACGGTATAGCCAGTTTTTCTTCGGGTTGCAGGTGATAAGTATCTTTCCGGGTACATGGTATACATCGTTCATGTGGCGGCCGATACGGGTTTTCAAGACTTCGAAGGCAAGGTAGTGCACTTCACCAGCTTCCTCTATCCATCCTCCTGTATATTCCTTAGACCCCAATCGTTCATACATCGAATCTTTCACCGGATAATACGTCAAGTCAATATAAACGATTTCACTTCCGTTGTCGAAGGCTATCCCTTCATTTGTTGTCTTGTATGCCGTGAAGCTGTGAGAAGATGCTACCTTATTGAAGGTCACGGTAACGGACTCACGGCTATCCTTCAAATTATTTCGGCCAACAAACCAGCGAGTACCGGGAAGATAGTAGGCACATTGCATCAGCCATTCACAGCCTAGCCATGATTTACCACCACCTCCGGCACCACCATACAATAAAAATTTCGTTTTGCTGTCACGAAGAAAATTGTATGCCAATCGCTGTTTTAAGTTAACCTTTTGCTCCATATCACTTCAATTTGTCAGCTTCGGGAGTATAGGGAAGAAAGTCAAATCCGTTGAAGGGTTTGCCTTGTGTTGTATGATCCACTTCCTGTTTGTCGGACAACCCTAGCTTTCGGGCTATAATGTTTGCATTGAAAGCGCCAACACAGGCTCCTTCAAATTGTTGAGTCTCGATGGTTTCTTCCACCCGCGCGATGACGTGCAAAAAATCTTCATCATTTTTTTTCATGCATTCACTTCTGAAGCTACTCCACCAACGTGATGAAGTACCTAGATAGATACATAATCCGGTGAGAGAGTAGGGGCGCTGTGTAGGTGAAACTTCTTGTTGTGTTTGCTGTTCATTAACAGTTTCTGTTCTTTTACCTTTTTTGCGTCTAACAGGCATGGTACGTTGTATAGCCTTTCTTGTTGTCCATGGGTTTTCATCACACCATTGGAAATATTCGCACGCCGCCTCCCATAACGCTTCAGGCGTGGCGAAGAGTTTATCCCTGCCATGCTTGCTGCGTAACATCCAAAACTGATTTCCTTTAGGTGCTGCCATTGTTTATAGTGTTTTAAAGATTGGTATAATTTCTTTGTCCAGATCCCATTTGCGATTATTGGGAAGAGGAAGTGTGAATTCATATTGCAACGCTTTCAGATAATCACTCTTACTTGCGCTCCTTCCGTTGGTTGATGCTACTTGAAATGACGAACCTCTTAACTCTTTTTCTGGGCTTATCTTCATTCCTTTATCGAATATGTTAAAATCCTTTCCGATGTAAGCTGTGTTTAATCTGACGATGTCAGCTGTGGAATGATAATGCTGGAAGTACCATTCACCAAAACGGAAGTTGGCTGTGAAGTTCTTTGCGTCAAGAAATACGGCTTTAGAACGATGGTCGTGTGTTCCCTTGCGTTCAGATGATTTCTGGGCGAACAGCAGCGGAATGCCAGACCAGAATATCATTCCTCCGGGCTTGCATAATGCTGATAACGAAAGTAAGACATTATTTTCATCCTCTTCTGAGTTTACAGAGTTCAACACGCTATCGCACACAACCACATCGTACAGCCCGTAGTCCGACAAGGTCTTGCATATGGAAGCACAGTCTTGCCTGATTTCCTTTTCATCAATGATGTCCGCTCCATCTTTGCGGTGGAAGAATTCAATGGCGTCAATGAGATAGCCTTTTTTCTTCAGTATGGTTGCGTAATCCTTTTGTCCGGCACCGAAATCGAGTATGCGCATATCCTTGGTGATGTATGGTATAACCTGCGTTTCATACAACGTTGAATGGCTACGCTTGCTTGGAACCCCGTTCTTTTGCCGTAGCCGTGCCTTTTGGGCAAAAGACTGTATATAGGTCTTTCGTTCCAGATGGGAATACTCGAACACTCCATATTCCTTAGAGAAGTATTTGAGCGCGATTTCTTCTTTCCCTTCTGGAAGGACATATACAAGTAGGTCCATACCTAATAGTTTTACCGTTTTGGCATATACTGTTGAGATGATCACTTTCCCGGTATGGTCACATACGGCATTTGCAAACTGGCCGTAACGGAGAATCATTTTCGTAAGGTCAACAACACGTGAGTTGTTTCCTCCTTTGGAAAGAATGGAGATATCTTTGTTGGATACAGTATAAAATCCTTCTGTTCCTTTAGGAAGACTTACATTGATTTCTGGTTGGATTTCCGACAACTCACATTCCGCATAGTTGTGAAGTTGGTTGAACCTTACTTCATCGGTGGAGTTTACACCATCAAGAATAAAGGCTGGAACATGGGTATACCCAAGCAGCTTCATTGTCTTTGTACGTTGGTGTCCTGCCATGATACGTTTATCCGATTGACGTATGATGATCGGTTTGATAATGCCTAATTCCTTGATGGATTTTTTTAAATCTTCTTGTGCTTCATTAGTGAGCAGGCGTGGGTTATATTCTGCCGGGTTCAATATTGATATGTCTATGTATTCCATCATAAGCTAAGTAGATTATTAACAAAACCAACCATTACACCGTTCTCATCCAAATATTCAGAAGCCCGTGCTTTCAGTGCTTCCAGTTCGCTTTCACTGACTGGAATCTTATACCCCTCAAATACCAAATATTTGATATGAGCTCCGGCTTCATAGTTTGCGTTCTTGAGTACATTATGACTGTCTTCTATATCTTCTGAAAAATCTGTCGGATCAGGAAAGCTGATGCCTTCCATACCCCAATTAAGCAACTCGTTACAATCCCAGTCAAACAACTTGGTTATGTCCCATTGTCCGTTGTTAACGTTATCACGTATGATTAGCTCACGTTCCCTTTCCTCGGTCAGGTTGGGAATAAGAACGGTCGGTACTTGTTGCATACCTAGCGATATACAGGCATCATACCTTTGGTTTCCGGCTATAATGATCAATTCGCCAGTACGGTCTGACAGGATGATCGGTCGGGCTTCGAAATAATCCGGATTGTTTCGGATTGACTCTTTAAGTTTGTCTAGCTGTTCATCCGAAATAGTTCTTGGATTGTTTTCCAGTTTCTTCAGTTCCTCTAGTTTTCTGTAAATAATTTCCATAATTGCTTTTTTTGCGTTACAGAAACGAAGGTACTTAATAAGGGAGCTAAGGGGAAAAATGAGGAAAACAAAGTACTGACACGGCTTGTCAATACTTTGTTATGTGTGTTATAATTCCTTTGTTGATATCAATGCCGAATTGCTGGTAAGATAAAGAATTACAGGAAAGTATTTCACTGGTAACCTGTAAAGTCTTGCATTCTTCTTTGATGAACGTTAATATGAAAAGTGGGAAAGATAGATAATGCTTTTTGCAGATTTTTGGAACGGAGTAGAAACGTGACTTTACTTGTTTTCGTTTTCATTTCCATTGTAGCTATCCTCTGATAATCACATATCTTCCGGCGGCTATTTCACTTCTATACTCGACAGAATAGCCCTTGTTTATAAATGCTCTTATGACATTATCGTGCGCCAACTCCGAAATTTGGTGTCTGTCCTTAGGTCACTTCCAGTATTTTTTGCCCAACAATGAGGCCAGTTATTTCCCCATCCTACGCCATAATGAAAGTAAACACATTCACCTTTCTCTTTGATTTCCGAGAGGATGAAAGATACAAGTGCGTCTTCCTCGGATTTTCTTCTATTTGATTTTGGTATTTCTATTGTCAACATACTGATTTATTTTTAGCGTCCAACCATTTATCCCGTCTTTCTCTACACGCCTCTAAGGTAGGCGCACAACAAGCAAAGAGTTCACCACTTTCAGTACGGTAATCGTACTGGTACATTCTCACTCTCTTTCTGCCTAACTTCGTTGTGTAGGTAGTGTAATTCTCTTTACCGGGTTGGCATACGCTGCAACCGTTTTCGTTTATTGAGTTCATAATTCAAGTAATTGTTTCGTTTTATCCACGTCTACAAAACTCGTCCACCCTGCTTTATGCAGTTTTATAGCTGCCTCTCTGATTGTGATTTTACCACTCTTGACACTTTCTTTCAAAGATTCTAATACATTCTTCATTCTTAATTCATTTTCACATTCAATCTTTCTTCACTCGTATAAGCCACTACAAGCCCAGTTTCATCATGCTGTATGGTGATGTACTTTTCACCCCTCTCTATAGTAGAGAAGTCATAAGGGGTTACCATCTTACCCAATACCTTGCCCAGTTGCTTCATCAGTGGGGCTTCAGGGCTGATAACTAAAACTAAATCTGCTTTCATAATCGTGTATATTGTGGTAGCCATAAGGCTACCGGATTAGAACTCAACCAATATCAATCTTTCTAAAGAACCTGATGCTTTCACCCACATATGATTATGTCCGAAACCATAATCGAAAAACAGTTTAAAATAAGGGTATCTTACTATTAAAGAGTTCATACAGCCTCTTAACTCGTCTTCTGACATACAAGAAGTTATTTCATTGATTATTTGAACGAAAAGGTGTAAAACTTCTGGTTCATTATTCAATAACGGTTTTTCTATAACTGCTTTTAAAAATATATTTTCTTTCATATTCTTCTATATTGCGCAGGGCTTTCGCCATGCCGATTTATGTTAATGCGTTTTATCCTCATGTAATAACTCGCAGTAAACTGGTGTTGTGGCATCTGTGTGCTTATTGGCTATAAGAACCTCATTACTATCCCAGTTAATATATACCTGTGTAGCAAATGCACCGAAAAACTGAATTTCTTTCGTGCCAAACAATACCACCGCGTCATCATTTACATTTGCAAGTGCTGCAATTAATTCTTTCTTAGTCATATCCTTCTATATTGCGCAGGGCTTTCGCCCTGCTGGTTAAACTCAGTTTATTTCGTAATAAGGTTGCTCGCCTCTAATAACTCTCTTTGCATCTGCAATGCTATCATACAGCTTTGATTCGTCATTATCTATGATTACAAATTCTTGATGAAAGCCATCTTCAAACACTGTTATTATGTGACCTTTGTAACTTACTTCTCTGATGATATTCTTTGTTGCCATGATCGTATATCTTTTAATTGTTATTACTTCGTTTCTGATGATGCAAAGGTATAGTATATATACGAAATAAGCAAATGCAAATTATGTATATATACTATATTTAATACATTTTATATAGCATAGACACTAAATTTATATTCATTCACATAAAATATAGCTAAAACAAATAATTATCAAACTTTTCTTTCGCATATATACTATATTATATATCTTTGCATCAAAAATCATAATTTATGGCAAATACAGAATTAAGAATTAAAGAGTTGTGTAAAGAGAGAGGCATTACACAAGCTCAATTGGCTGATAAATTGGGAATACAGCCTGTATCTTTTTCGCAAGCTATAGCAAGAAATAAATTCAGCGTTGATAGGCTTGCTGATATAGCTGACGCTTTAGAGGTGGAAATTCCTGACTTATTTAGGAATGATTCAGACACTATCATCTGCCCTCATTGTGGAGGTAAAATCCATTTTGACGGAGAACCACGTATGCCGGAACATAAGAATATACGAGGGAAAGAATACTATAAATAAAGAAAGGAGAATAAAACATATGGGAAAAAGGATTTATGTCAATGGAGGAATCTTAATAACGACTCCATTTTTTGCATATAAGAATGCAGGGGCATCATACGATCTCCCTCCTGAAAATTCTGAAATTATAGAACCCAATACTATAACTGAAACAGGAGAGCCTTACCTTGAAATTAGCAATGAGCATCCCCAATCTATTTTTAATGAATATTACGCAAAAACATTCTTTACAACACAACATACATTTGCTTATTTTTTCCAAAAAGACTTTATCGGATCATATAATGATTTTAAGCAAAGAATTGATGAAATCCAAAGTGTAATTAACATCAAAGGATTGGACGAACAAAAACAAAATATCATCAATAAATTGTCATATATTAATATCATTACATCATTAGATACATTTATTTGTGACATTATTTTAACCAAAATAATCCAAGACGAAGAAAGTTTCAATAATTTTTTCAATTCAATTCCTCCATGCAAGAAAAAAGATGAAATGACTAAATTAAAAGAAGACAATCTTGTTGCCCAATGGGAGCAAAAGGTCATAGAATATGTAATGAGGACATCTTATAGTAACATTGATACTATAAAAGATATACTCAAAGAATTATTTAAAGTTTCTATAATCGACACAAATGGGAAAATGAAAAAACACTTCTATTATAGGAATTTATTAGCACATAGAAATGGTAGAAAAAAAGATGGAGGTTATATCAATATAACTAATGAAGAACTTAAATCCTTAATAACTGATACGCAATCCATCGCAAAACAAATCCAAACAAAAATTAAGCCGGAGCACTAAGCCCCGGCTCATTAATTGATTAGCCCTTTGATTCTTAACCGATTTACGATTTCGGTATAAAGATACTCTATATCCCCGCTGAAATCCCCATAATTCTGATAGAGAAACACGACATCAGCGCAGTTGTCGGAAATTGTACTCTTGGACTGAACCCCAAGTACCCTTGACATCTCTTCGCGTAACCCAGCTGTCATTTTCCCACCGGCAAGCGAACTTGGAGAAAACAGGTACAGGATAATGAAAATGAACTTCTTCCGCTGGGTAACACTATCAATACAAGGGGGAAGACTTCTGCTATTCAATAGCTCAACGAATATTTTGTAGATTTCATGGATAAGGCTTTTGTCTTTCAAAATCGGTGAAGCTAAGGTATTTTCTTCTTCTGAAAGTTCTGATTTCTCAATTCTAATCTTTTTAAGGCGAATTATTTTGTTAAAATCCAGTTCCATAACACGATTATTTTAAAAGTAAATAGTATATTTGCATCATAATCGTGTAAGGAAGAGCTGATTCATGGTCGTGCGTGGGTTGGCTCTTTTTCATTCTTCCCCATTCGTGCTGACGAATGGTTTCTTTTCCAAATCATAGCAAGTGATATATACCCGTTTCCCATTGACATCACATAGAGCAAGGGCATATCCTTTCTCTAGTATTTTAACCGGCTGATTGTCGCAATAGACAGTACTTCCAACCGGAACTCTTATAAAATGACGTACTATCATTTGATTATCTTTAGCTTGTTATACCAGCGTGAAGAAAAAGGGAACCACCCGATTAGGAATGATTCCCCGAAAATGGTTACTTTGTATAGTTTGCTCATGGATTTTTCTTTTTAAGTATTTCAACACATTCCTTTATCCCATCATCGAAACCATGCTTATAGCCTTTAGTATATTCCCCTATAGTATATACCGCCATTGACAACACAAACAGGATGATACCTACAGGCTTATACCAACCGGGAAGTGATATAGAAAACGGCTTAAATGTAATTGTGAGATCTCCAACCCATAATAGGGCGATAATAAATATAATTGTAAATAATATTGTTTTCATAATCATATAAGTTTTAATGCTTCCTGTAATCCAGATTCAAGTGCTTCCTCGTAGGTATTATAACGGATAATAGGTCTGCCAGACAATCCTACTAAATCATGGTTAGGAATTGTTAGTATATCATATATCCAATAATTTCCATACATATAGGATATTTCGATATGCAGGTTCTTAGTTTCACGAAGCCACTTTTGGGCAACATACAACACTGGACACAAAAATTCAACTGGTTCGTTATCTATTTCCGTACAACATGACATACTTTGCGGAATGTCGTATCTTCTAATAATATTATCGCAACTTATTGTGTGTTCACACTTCCAATTAAACCCTTTCTCTTTCAGCATCTTTGCTGTTTCCAATGTTACAAGTTCTTCGGTCATGGTTATTCTCCTTTCTTCTTTATTCCACTTATTTTTTTGCATTTTATTATTAGAATGTTAGTTTTTATTAGTAAGTTTGCAAAAACTCGTAATTATGGATATTGTATCTTTATTTTTATCTATCATCGCTGTATCGGTTACTGTCTATAATTGCTATAGACAATATTTTAAGAAAACGGAAGGGATTGCTTTAACTATATCTGGTGCTCTAATTGAAAATAACGAATTAAAAGTTTGTCTTCTTTATACAAACATAGGAAATCAAACTGCTACTATCACCAATGCATCTATTTTATTAGATACAAATAGTCTGGGACATTATAGTAAGGAAAACCATGCATCCATTTGTGATGGGATAACTCCATTTACCCTTTTTGAAAAAGGGCAAAAAAGCATAACGATATCTTATCGATTACCAGATTTTAAAGACTTAGATATCAATAGTATATCCATTAGGATTCTATCTGCTTATACTAACAGGGAAGGGATATTATTTAAAGATAATCATTCTGTGGGGCACTTGAGTACTAACGACACAAAAAAATGTTTTGTATGTGTTTCAACAGATACTCATAGGTTGTCTCAGAATAGAATCATTATGTCCATGCAATAATTACTATTTTCTAATCTGTTTAAATTCTGGTAAAACACCGAGATATAAGTACTGATTATCATCGGTTCTGTACACTGTGATGTAATATAATACATCGCCTTCATTTTTAATGGCATCGCATCTTTGCATAAGGTCTCTTGAGCAATATGCAGGAGGTATGATATCCGCTATGTAGTTGTATAACCTTTCGTCAATATAATCACCTGGGCACAAAAAACATCCAAATCTTTATCCTGTTTAGCCCATTGTTTAAAAGTCTTTTTCATTTCTGTTCCTGTTTTGAGGGTTATTCACTATCGTATTCTGATATGATTTCCAAAATATCGCTTTGTATTTTTTCATCAGTTAGCATGTGCTCAACTAATTCTTTTAGATGCGATGGTCTGGCTATAATACACTTCGCTATGTCATTGTTATCGGTAGCCATTATTATAATTCCACCTTCATGAGTCTTAGGTAGGCGTACTGCCATTTCTTTAGCAAATGCCTCTACGTCTTGAATAAATTGACTTTTCATATTAGTTCCTTTCTATATCGTATTACGTTAATTGATTTAAAATTTCTCTTCGAATAATTTCCCTTGCGCTAAATCTGAATAACCCTTTCTTTTGCTCATGAAAATCCGCAATAGGTATTTCGTTTATATAGTAATAGAAAGCTTCGTAACCGTCTGCAAAGTTGCGAGCAAGAAACCCATTAGGGTGAGTGTTCATATATCTTTCAACGGCTATTATCATTCTTTGAGCATAACCGGGAAACATCTTAAACTCTAATTGCATCTGCTTGTAATTGCAGAGAGGACAGCCGACACAACCGTGACGGCTCAAATTATATGGAGCGTCATAATACTTTGAATATGGTAATCCGTATTTTCGAATATAGCTCCAAACATCTTCTTCTGTCCATGTGAGGATAGGAAGAATATGCTTTGCGCCTTTCATCCATTTTCTTGTATCACACTGCTCCGGCTCATAATCTTTTCGATTTCTACTTTCGGCAGCTCTCATTCCTTCAATACTACGTTTGCCAATTCCATATCGCTCTTTCAGCCTCTCGCAGCAGAACCGACGTAAACGAGATGGAAAACCTTTCTCCTCAATCAGCTTAAAGAAAGATTTCTTTGGATGCATTATCTGAACTTGCGGATAGTTTTTCTTTATAAAGCTAATCGTGCCCGGTGGATCTACTGTGGTGTTAGCGTAGATCGCATTATACTTAATGCCTGCACGTTCAGCTAGGTCAAGTATAACTACACTATCCTTACCTCCGGAGAATCCGAGTGATAGCAGATCGTCACGTTCCATACTGCGAAGGAAGTCTATTGCTTGCTGCTCTTTCTTGTTCATTTCTATCTCGATTTGAATTTCTTGTTTATTTCTTTTTCAGCAGCTCTGGCCCCTTTCTTGAAACCCTCTACAAAGCTGTCAAAACAGGCTCTATGGATTTCTAAAGTGCATCTTTGCATAAGTGGGCAAATCGAGCATTTTTGGCTAAGCCCTGCGGACTTCTTGGCTATTTTCGTTACGTTTTTCATTGGATTTTTAAATTAATTATTACGATTTCTTTCCGCTGCGACTTCACTCATACACATCTTGCACCAGGAGGTGAGACATCGGTATTCCTTATCCCCACATCTGACAGTCCTGTTATAAAACCGGTGGAGCGGAAGGGAACGTCCGCAATGCGGACAAACCTTTCTTCCGGCTTCCGTACCGGCAACCGTCTTGGCTTTACGGTGTACAAGCGTACATCCCCTGCATTCATCCAGTCTGCCTTTGTACTTCCGGCATTTGTGCAGGGAGATGCGCCCGCATGGAGCGAATTTCTCGCAGTCGAATCTAGGTTCTGTATGATAGATGTTCATACGGCACTGTCCATCAAATCAAACAATGTGGGTGCGCTAACTTCCATCTCCGCCTCATACAGATATGAAAGACTGTCTTTCCAATAGTCATAATTTAGTTCAGTAGATAATCCCTTACGTTTCAGTCTGATGGCACAATAAGGTACTGTGCCGATACCTCCGAAGGGGTCAAACACCAACTCACCCTTGTTTGAATACCGTTCAATCAGTCTTTCAACGATATCGAGCTGTAAAGGGCAGATGTGGTTCTGCCGTTTCTTCTGTGACTGCTTGGTATTGAGCGTGCGCATACGGGTGACATCATCCCATATCCAATCTTTCTTGCTTACAGGGTCAACGGCCATAAATGTTTTAGGCAGCTTTCCGTATATTTCCAATTCTTCAGCGAATGATACATGTTCCTCGTAGTTATATATATGTTCACGTTCGTAGTTCCTGAACAGATGGCGTATCTTATCTATTCCGGCTCCTTTCATGTCCTCATAGCTCAATAGAGAGTTACCAGAAGATTTCCAACTTGCATGGGCATCTATCTGCCAACGGGCAAGCGAGTATTCACTCTTATTCTTTGTCACCGGCAAATCAGCATAGGCTCGTGAGGTATCAGAAGGCAACTTTCGGAAGAGAAGAACATATTCCGGGCAACCGATACCCATCTTTGAACCGTCCTTGCACATCTCTGTATATCCAAGCCGATAAGTCTGGTTGTTCTCCCTCACCACATCCGTATCCACTGTAATACGCCCCATGTAGCGGAACCCGTGCTTCAGATAATGGAACACTGTCATTTCGCTGAACGGGTCGATGGTGGGCATACCGTCACCCGTAGCGTTGCCGAACAGTACACGGTCCTTTACATGGATGCAGGCCAACCGGCCGGGCTTTAAAATACGCATAAGCTCCGGGGTGAGATAGTCCATCTGCTCAAAGAACTTGCCGTTGTCTTCATTATGCCCGAAGTCGTTGTAGGTAGGCGTATATTCGTAGTGGTTGGAGAACGGGATACTGGTTACAATCAGGTCTACCGAATTATCTTCCATCTTCTGACATTCAAGTACATTGTCATTATTGATAGCTTTCCACAGTTTGCCGGACTTTTCTTCCCTGCTGGCAAACATCCACCGCATCATCTTTTCCTCTGCCTGCAAACCGAACAAACCGTTCTTGCGGACTATATCGGTCATCTTGGCTACCATCTGGCGGTGTTGCGCCCACTTCTGCATGAATGATTTGAATATTTCACCTTCGCTTTCGGCATACACCAAGTAAAGCTCTACGGGATGCTGCTGCATGAAACGGTAGATACGGGCTATCGCTTGGAACTTGTCGTTGAAACGGTAGTCAATAAACATGATTGCCTTGTGGCAGTGGTACTGGAAGTTCAAACCCTCACCAAGCATTTCAGGTTTGGCGGCCAGATATTTCAGACGGCCGTCTTTGAAATCCGCTATCACCCTGTCGGCTTCATCATCATCTTGCGAGCCATACACAGCCTTACATCCGGGAATTGCCTTGCAGAGTGCCTCACGTTCAGCCTCCAAGTCATGCCATAAAAGGAAATGGTCATCCTTGTTTTCCGGGCGATTGATTATCTCCACCACACGGGCAATCTTTTCCTGCATGTTGTCCCGGCGTTCCTTTGCAGCATCAGCCAGACCGAGAGCAGCCTCACGGAACATTTTCACCTGCCCGTCACGGTCGGCTCCGGCAGTGGAATTATCCACACTCACGACTTCTTCATGTACCCGTAACTCTGGTAACTCATATCCTGTATCGGGATAACCTAAATCAGACGGTTTGGTGAGGAACAACGCCCATGTACTTACCCATAACCAGAATTCCTTCTCCTTGTGGGGATAGAGGGTAAGATTGTTCGCCTTCGTGCTGTCACGCTGGAAGAACCTTGTAAGTGCCTGCCCGGTATCCATCACTCCAAGGTAGCCGGCATAGTGTATCAGCTCCTTGTATCTGTTGGGTGACGGTGTGGCAGTGGCAACAAACCTGTACGGAACTTCTGCAAACATAGGAAGAAACTCCTGATAGGTCTTGGTTCCGAATCCACGTAACACGCTCGCTTCATCCAATGAGGTAACGGTAAAGTAAGAAGGTTCTATTCTTACTCCGTCCTCGCCGTCACGGACACGCTCATAGTTTGTCACCATGATATTGGTCGGACATTGCTTCACCTCCTGCATAGTACGTACATAGGTCACTTTCATGCCCAGATGCTTTTCGGCCTGTGTCAGGAACTCCACTACTACACGCTTGGGGCAAACTATCAACCCTTTGCCTCCTGTGCGGTTCAGGATTATCCGCAGTATCTCCAACTGGGTTACGGTCTTCTGCATACCGAAGCTGGAGAATATCGCCCTGCAACCGCCGCAAACAGCCCAACGTACCGTATCTTTCACATGGGGATATAAGTACGGGGTAAGTTCATCAGCCTTAACTTCAAATCCTGTCTGATGGCTGATTGCCATCTTGTCTTTTAAAAATTCTATATAATCTTTCATTATGCTATTCTTTTTTTGATTAAACTCATGTTCTTCTCCACCAGCCGGATAATGCGGTCATGATACTCTGATGTTCCGTTGCATACGGCTCTTGACTGTACTATCTGAAACGATTTAAGATTCACTTCGATGGTTTCCACATGTTTTTCTCCGACTATGGCTGTCATGATCAGACATTCACTGCGTCTGTAATACCTGTTGGCGTATACACAATGGTGCATGACTTTGCCCTCCTTGTAGAACTGGGTTACGCTTTCAAGCGGACGGATGGTTATACTGTCGCCTTTGATTTCCATGCCGAAGAATCTTTCCATCCGGTTGTAGAATGATGCTATATCCTCCTTGAGCTGCTTTTCTTTTTGGATAGCCTTTATTCTGTCCCTTTCCCTTCTTTGCCTTGCCTCAATTTCATTTTTCTTTCTTAGTAATCTGTCGTGCTCGGCTTTTAAATTTTTGGGACATACGTATTTGGCGTTATGCAGATCCTTGTGGAAATAGGACAGCAGGCTTATATAGTCATTCCACATGCTTGCATCTCTGATTATATAACGGTTGCGGTTGCAGATGTTGAAGGACGGTTTATATCGGAGTTGGTAATAGCCCGTTTTGTACATGTGCTTTAACATATCCGTCTGTCCGGTCTTGATACATAATTCCGCATCATTGCCACCTTTCAGAAGGTCTCGTACAAGTTTTGAGGGGGGGACATCGGGGAACCGTTTCCCGATTCCCCGCTTTCTCAATTCCGGGATTAGTTTCTTTCTTGGATATATCCATCCCCATATCGCATATAGGTCTCCACGATAATTCCAGCTGTAACTGCCGTATTCACCCTTTATGCTCAGTGGTTCCGAATATATCCATCCGCTGCTTCCCATATTCATCGGTTTTGCCATGATGGTGCGTTTCCCCTCGACGGTGATCCATTCCTGAACCACTTCAAAGAAAGCATAGTGAATATAATCCTGTCTGCTGTTCAAATCAAAATTCCTTTTTCTGACGTACTTGCAGCATAGTATATGCCTTATGATCTGGAACTCTCCGGCGGTCTGTAAGATGGACATGTACTTTTCTTCCTCGACTTTTCGTTTCCGGCTGATCTTTACGTCCAGTTTGTGGTGGCAGTACGGGCATTCGGTCGTATCACTGAGCAGGGTAGTCCCCAGCTCGCTATTGCTTGTGTCTATCCATGTTCCGCCGCACTCGGAACACCATAGCTCATCCTTGCACCTATATGCTTCGTGGGTGAATATATGTTCTTTCGCCCATTCTTTTTGTACTTCGGTAACGGCGGACAGTTTGCTGCTCAGTCCGGTTACACGTTTCTCAAGTTTCGTTCTCGGTTTCATGATTAGAACAAGCTCATTTGTTGTACATTATCATCCGCTTTCTTTCGGACGTTTTTCTTCCTGAGTGTCTGGTATTGTTCTTCCGCTAGCCGTGCGATTGCTTTGTCACGTGCCGCTTTCTTATCTTCCTCGGTGAGTTCCACAGGTTTGGCGGGGGATGATACGGACGCTTTCTCTCCGGCAGGCAGCCGGTTTATTTTGATATCGTCCTCATCATAGTAGTGCACTGCCATCCCGTAGACCTCCTCGTCTGAAATCGCTATGGCGTTACCACGCTTCCTGGCTTCACCCATGATATAACTACAGCATTCATCAATACTTTTCTTCTCATTCGCATATTTGGGGGCGAACAGTGAATCTTCTTCCGCCCGTTTGTCCAAATAGGCTTTGATTGCCTGTTTGAAACTTTCATTACTTGCCATGGTTACTTAATTTTGAAGTGGTTGATAATATTTATTTGTGATTGATTCTGATGTTATACTCGCATAAGAATTTTCCTATATCGTCGCTTGCTATATTGGGAGGTGGTGCATTATCTCCGTATATAGCCCGTATTGCATCCTCATTTCCCCCGTATGCCTTCCAATAGGTGTAGGCAGTATGGTTGTTGGGAACGTTAGGAAAAAGTTCTGTGAAGGCGCTGAAATCGTTTTTAGCCTTTTTTTTGAGCTCCTGAATGTTTTTTACTCCCTCAATCATGGCGCACGCTGCATCTTCTATCCGGGTGAAACCTTTTTGGGATTGTTTCATGGCGGTTTCATTGGACAGTTTGACGTGCTCGTCTCTTCTATCCCTGCAAAAGTCCGATAGGGCTACCATAATGGACTGGTTGTTTATCCTGTTTCCCCAGACGAACTGTCCACGGCTTCCGTTTTTAAGCTGTGTGAAGAATATGCAAAGCTCGGCCAGATTGAGAAAATAATAGCTGGCCAATATGCTTAGCGCCGTTTCGGCAAGTTGTTGAGGTGCGATATCAATGCCTGCGTATCGGAGGATTGATTGCAGGTGCTCTGTGATAATCCTGACTGATGTGGCGTTGCCGAAGACAACATTGATGTCCGCAAGGGTGGGAATACCCTCAATCCTGATTGCTTGTGCTAATGTCAGGTTACAATTCAGCTGGGCTTGCGTGCCGGACCAGTTGTCAACCAATTGGGAGGCTGTTGATCCATTTCTCAAGGTCTGCTGGAGCGGTGTCAGTGTCTCCGGCTTTTTCCTGGATTGAGGTATCTGTCCTGGGGACATTATCACAGTGATCTGTTTTTGTAGGCTTGTTTCCATTTTGAAGTCTTTTTTCGATTATCCAAAGGTTAGCCCGGCTGTCCCATCGTTCAATTTTAGCCCCGTTGGTGTTTTTCCAGCTTAGCGCATCGAAGTGGTAGAAGAATATCTCCGCCTGCTGCTCCCAGTCCGGGAGCTTGTCACGGAAGTAATCTTTCACCTGTTCCAGGGTAGGGGCTATAAATTCGGTTTTTGGTTTTGAAGGCTTCTTTTTAGGTTTTTCCTGCTCGGGCTTAAATAACTCGCTAGAGTTATTATTATCTTTACTCTTAAGTCTTATATTAATGTTAGCCTTTTTACTTAAAGGTTTACTTAAGTCATTACTTAAGAGTTTACTTAAGGGTTTACTTAAATCATTTAAGTAATAAACGGGCGATTTCGCATTTTTCTTACCTGACTCAAACTGTAGTAAACCTTTTTGCTGTAATCTGTTCCTGACTTCAATTACGGTTGGTTCTGATATACCGGTTGCGAGGACGATTCGTCTGTTGGGACACTCAAACGGATTCTCCCAACCCCGACTATTGCACTCGTTCAAAAGGAAGAAGTACAAATAAACTTCGTTCGAGGAAAATGCTACACTCTGATGTGTCTTCCAAAATTGGTTTACGTAATCTATATAAGTCATTGTAGGTAAGAATTTACTTCGTTTATGAACTCCTGTAGTGAATGGCAGATAACATACTTGTTTTGGTATCTCTCTGCTTCTGTCTGCCACGTTCGTTGGTGCTCGCTCTGTGTACCCTTCGGTGTCTTCATCTCTATACAGAGGGAAGCCCATCCCTTTTTGGGTATGAGCAAAATCAAGTCTGCTACACCTCTCACTGCTCCTTCATACTTCATCCGTGCTCCTGTCTTGGCATCACGTTTGCCACCGTTGGGCACTGCAAAAAGCATACGAGCCAGTTTGGGATATTGTAACCGGAACCATACCAAACAATCATGTTGTATTTGGCTTTCTGATAATGGTGTTGTCTGTTTCCTCATATTCTTCCGTTGAATAGGTTCATTGCCATATCTACCACATTCTCCTTAACCACATCATCCGTCCCTGTCACTCCGTTGGCTATTCCTTTTTTGGTCTGAATGACATCATACATATATTTGTCGATAGTATCCTTTCCAAGATAGTAGTAACAGTTTACGTTGTTCTTCTGTCCGTTCCGATGTGCTCGGTCTTCTGCCTGCTCACAATCGGAGAAAGTCCATGGGAACTCGATAAACGCCACACGGCTGGAAGCTGTCAATGTAAGACCTGTACCTCCTGATTTGTAGTTAAGGATGATCAGCTTGCAAGAAGGGTCGTTTTGGAAGCGGTCTACCGCTGTCTGTTTTTGAGTAGCATTGTCTTCGCCTGTAACGGTGACAGCTTCAGGGAATATCTTCTTTAATTCCTGTACTACCTCTTTCAGGTAAGCAAAGACTATCAGTTTCTCACCTCCGTCAATCACGTCATGGATGAATTCGGAAAAGACTTTGATTTTTCCCCTGGCTGATATGGCTTTCAATATTCCCATTTTCACCATTACCTCGCCTCTTAATGCCTTGGCCACCTTTTCATCGTCCGCATTCTTGTAAGTTCGGAGATACTGTATCAGGTCGGCTTCCGCTTTGTCGTATTCTTTGCGATTGGATATGTCCACCTCTATATATTGGCGTGACTTGTCCGGCAACTGAGTGAGTACCTTGGCCTTTTCGCGCCGGAAGAAGCAGGTCGATGATAACCTCCAGTTCAGTTCTTTCACATTGCTTGACTGTTTAGGTCCATCGCAGAACCTCTCTACGAAATACTTGTATCCTCCGAAATCCTCTAATCGTCCCATTATCTTGAGTTGTTGTATAAGGTCTGTATTGTTGTTCACTACTGGGGTTCCCGTCAGTTCCAAGATATATTCTTTGCCTTTACATATTCCTTCTACGAACTTGGATTGCTGGGTCTTGGTGGATTTGCACTTGTGTGATTCGTCAATGACTACGGATTTGAATAACGATATTCGCGGGTCAAACTCAATGGATTTCATGGTAAACCGTGCATCCTCCTTTACTTTAAGTACAAAAAACTTTTTCAGTGATTCATAATTTGTTATGAATATGTTGCAGCATTTAGTCTCAAAGAAACGGTGCCAGCTGGCTTTATTGCGATCATCCAGAATCATGGCATTTTTTCCGGCAAATTTCTTAAATTCACGTTGCCAGTTTATTTTCAATGCGGCCGGACAAATGACAAGGCACGGATACGCTTTTGCTATCGTAACCGTGCCTATTGCCTGTAATGTCTTTCCCAGTCCCGGTTGGTCCCCGAATATGCACCGCTTGTGCTGTAGCGCATAAGCGATGCCTTCTTTCTGATATTCGTACGGTTCCAACAGCAATCCGTGTGGAACCGTAAGTTTTGGAAGGTCGGGAATAGTATAGTCATTATACTCTCTTGTTGTCACTTTGTGCTGTACCCGGCTGCATATCTTTGTCTGTACCGCCCAATCTGCCATCATCCTCACGTATTCCTTATCTTGTAGAGATACCTTCCAAGCTTTTTCGTCAGCGATATAGGCTGCCCGGATATTCTGTTTTACACTTGGAATCCGTTTGACTAGCTCCACTAATCTTGGATGATATGGGAAGGCTAGTTTGAAGCAGTTGGGGGTAGTAGTTACGCAAAATGGGGACGGCGGTATCATGATGCAAGTTGTTTGACTTTACGTGGTTTACGTGATTTAATTTTCTTTCCGTTCATTATTATGTCAACCTCTGCATCATTCATAGCCTGCTGGAATTCCGCAACCTCTTGATTGAAGTCTGTACCGGCTTCTGGAATGGCGTCCGGTTGTACGTCTGCGTTCGCCGTGTCTTCCTCAAACGGAAGTTCCTGTTGTACAATTCGCCATTTTTTGTTGAACAGATACTCTTTGACTTCGAACTCACAGGATTGGATTTCCTGCTCCAGCTCGAAGGCATTGATATACGATTCATTCTCATTATTGAACATGGTGAACGGAGCGCATAGGTTCAGAACTTTTCCTGTTTTGAGAAAACGTTTGGCTATCAGAGTAACCCCTTCATTATCTCCATCTCCGCCAATGGAATACCCTGTAACATCAAGCACCTGTCCTATGATATCAGGCACTTCATCTACTGATTCTATACCGTCCACTTCTTTCTGTTCTGTAAGCAAAGCGGCGTGGGGATTCAGCTTGCTGAACGCATTGATAAGGTCTGATGTTACCAGGTTCTTGCCTTCTACGGTGGTTGTACCATTCTCATCCTTGTAGGTGGCCACCAAGGTACTGTCCTTGGTGATTTTAGCTTTTATGATCTTCATTATCTTCTATATTTATATTCGTTGACAAATTCGTTATAATAACGGTCTTCCGGAAGGGGAAGTGTTATTCCCAGTTCCGTGGCTGCATCTGCTTTGACCTTATTCAAAAAGTCCGTCATTTGCAGTGTATTCAGTTTCGATGTGCTTCCGGCTATGACCGTTTCTTTTCCTTTGATAATGGTTGTCCTTCGTAGATATAGGTTGCAGTAATAATCGTGTACGTCCTGTTTGTCCGTTCCTGTTTCCTGTTCGATACAGGTAAACCAAAGCCACATCAGGGCGTTTTGACTTAATGTGCGCGGCTCTGTGTAACGTTCAATAATTAACCTGTAACGACCGTTACGGAGCTGCGAGCACATGAAATCAAAGGACTTGTTCAGTGTTACCACACCTTTTTCTTTTATAAGGATAGCTTCTTGTGCCATTATTCCAGTCCGAAAATCTTCTTGTCCGTGATAGATTCTCTATTAGCTTCCAAAAACTCTATGAAATGTTCTACGTGTGCCGTGAGCTGTTTCACTGTCTGTTCGTGATTGTAAGTATAATATTCCGGATATTGCGTACCACTGATAAGCGGTGTGCGGCTGGTACCGCCTTTCAGCGCATAAGCCGTAAACTCAAATGCCTTTATGTTTTCCATCTGACCGGAAGCAATTAGGCAATAAGGGTAGACATGGCGCTGCCACCCGTGGGCGTATTTGCCGAACTCGTATTTAGATGTGGATTTTATGTCATAAACAATATCCTTTCGGAGTTCGTCGATAAATCCGTATAACTCCACATTTCCGTACTGGGTAGGAAGAATGGCGGATACATAGACCTGACTTAATGAGCCTTTGAAATACTCTGCCTGTTCTATACACCATTGTCTGTCGAAAAGGAAATGCCGTGCAGGTGCGATATCCGTTGCGGGGAAAGCTACTTGTATGGTATTGGTTTCCTTATCGCCAATGATGGAGTAGGGGGAACGCTCTGTCGGCACGTGATTTTCGCAATGGACATAGCAGTCAATGATAGCATTGAAGGCTGTTCCCTTGTCGGCTGCTTCACTCTCAAACGGTACACGGTTGATAGCATCCAGAAGGTCTTGCTTCAGGCTCTCTTCGATTTCTTCCGGAGAGCGTTTATACTCTCCGGTTTCATTATCAATGTTCCAGAAGTTTTCCACTTCTTCATCAGCTCTCAGATACTTGTCGAATTTGTCAAGTAATGAGGGATAGATTTTATAACTAGGCTGCTTCATATATTTTTTTTACTTTGTCGAATTTCAACCCTAATTCCTTGCATCTTTTATTCAGTAGCATACCTGCTTGTAATTTGCTGTCGAAGATATGCTGCAGGTTCTCCAGTGATTGTTTCACTTCGTTGGCCGTGTCCGCATCCGCTACCATGGCTATCTGTTCCTTGATAACTTCCATAAGACCTTCATATTCGGAGGACAGTTCTGCCTGTTTTTCCTGATAGGTCTGATAAGTGTTTACAATCTTTGTCATAAAGTCGTTCGGTCCGGTGATTGTACCTTCTGCATTAATGATAACTGGTATCTTTATGCGTGCCGGAAGATTGCAGGTATTCTTACCGTAGAATTTCTCGCACGGATCAAAAGAGATGGTTCTGTCCTTACCTATGGCTTCCATATAGCCTACAAGATCAAGCTCTTTAATCAGGTCACCGGCAGAAGAACCTCCGATTTCCGGGCGTATCTGTTTGTCCTCTCCGTTCTTTTCCTCGCGTTCATGGGCTACGAATATTACTGATTTACCCATTAGTGTGACTTGGTTTACGAAGTTGATGAACATATTCTTTCGTACTCCATATCCTTGCAGGGACAGTGTGCCATCCGCTTTCTTCATTTTGGGATTGTTTTTCATTATATATTTATCCATGAAGGATAACATTTTTCCTGCCGTATCAATAACGAAGGTCTTGTATTCGACAATTTCTCCGCTCGTAAGAACTTCATCCACCTCTTCCCATTTGGAAATTTGTACGGTGTCTACACGGTGGGCTGCATTCACACGGTGAACGCCACCGTCAAAGTCCAGGAGTAGTGGCTGGGGAGAGCTTAACGCCAGTGTGGTCTTTCCCATACCAGGTTGTCCGTAGATTAATGCCGACATGGCATTCTTAACTGTCAGTTCGTTAGGTTTTTTGATAAGTCCCATAATCAATAATTTTTAGTGGTTAATAAATGAGTTAAAAAAAATAGTTCCCGGATAGTCGGCCAGGACACACCGGGATAAATAAGGATATAGAATATAACATATAAAGAGGGCTCTCACCTCACGCTGTCCTTTCCAGCGGCTTTGGGTTAAATTATTATCTAACAAATTGCTCTCTGCTTCACTGCCTTGAAGTCTCTAACATGGCTACGTTTAAAGGGTGTACGGCTCCCTCTCTTTGGGTGTGGGTAATACAGGATTCGAACCTGTATCTGTATTCCTCCTGAAAACAATCACAAACCGTCTGAACGTAAAGAAAAAAGTGAATACCGCTTTTCCATTAAGCTAATTACCCGTGTGGCTTATGCCACTTTCTTTTTTAATTTTCTAGGCTTCCTTGGCATTTTGACCTGTGCATAACGCAGGACATCACTGGCATTGCAGAACCATTTCCCGTTTTGTGCGCATGTAGGCTTGTCGGAACGTATTTTGTTTTCTTCGATCAGTCTGATAAGCCTTCCTATGCCTCCAACTATTTTGGCCGCTTCTCTTTTACCGAATGTATGGGTGTCCATGATGGCTAGGATGTCTGCTAGCCGTGCTTCTGCCGTTCCATCAAATAAGATGGATGTCCGTAGTTGGTTGTTAACTGTATAGTTCATAATCTGAATCTGTTTTTGTTCGTCTTGTTCTTGATACTTGGGTGGTTCTTGTCTTTGCTCTGCTGCATTGTCTCATGTCGGGATGAAAATCCAATGCGGCAATGACAAGGAACAGGATGGAGAAGAATAGCTCAAGCCCGTGTTTACGTATCTCTTTTATATCGAAGTTGATCTTCATGCGCTCACAGAACATGTATAATACAAGCTCGGTATCTTTGGAAATACCCAGCTTTTTGTATATATCCCGCTTCTGTGCTTTGATGGTCCATTCCGAGCGTTGCAGACTGTCGGCTACTTCCTTGTCGGCCAAACCCTTGCAATATTGTTCGGCGACAAGATGCTCGCGCTCTGATAGCGTAATCATGACACACGCTGGATTTTGAACTCTCCGCGCTTGCGGTCAACCTCTCCTGTTCGTTTCCAATCGGCATTTTCTACACACATCTCCAATCTTAGTCTGGAAATGGTTGTGTTGACGGAAGATATCGCACGCACAGGGAACACAACGATATCACCTACCTTCATCGCTCTCAATGTGGCCGCCCAATTTTCTGTTACTTTTACCATATTACTTCAATTTAGCGAGTTTAACGATGTTGTCTAGAGCATTAATGCTGCTTTCGTGTCGTGCCTGTAGGCGGGTGAACGAATCGAACCACATGTCGCTCTGTTCCTTGACTTCTTTAAGGTCTTGTTCCAGTTCTTGCACACGTCTTACAAGGTCTTCGTGTGTCATGCTTTGTAATTCTTCTACTGTTGTCATAGCTTTATTTTTTTTGATTTTCAATATTGTCAAGTTCGTTGCTTATCACTAGTAATGTGGCGGTGAATGATGCTGCCGCCACCCAAAACCATGCGTCCATGTTCTGCATGGTAAGAAGGAGCACTAGAAAGGATGCTCCACAGATGGAAATCATTGTTTTCATTTATAAGTATATAGATCTTGCAAAATCATTCTTTGCTATTTTATCATACCAATAATCCTCTTCATTTTCATCATAGGATTGGGGCTCTATTGTCACGTTCCTTTTAATCTTGTCTTTGTGACTTATTACATCATCCAGTGCTCTAATTGCTTTCCTCAACATTTCCGCATTGGATATCCTTCTACGCTTCATGAGTTTCATTAGATAGTACATCTCTCTTTCACCTTTGATCTCAACTAATAATGCCCTGTTGTTAGGATTTGCCGTAAAAGGATATGCTGGCTGTTTTATCAGTCTATAAAGGCTGAACACTTTTCCTATCATGGAGTCGTCCAAAGCTCTTTCTTTTTTCGAAACACAAGACGCTCTCAGCGTAATCCTTATCAAATCACATACATTCATACCGTTTTGGATCGCGTAACTATTTATCATTTGGTATATTTCTTCCGGGATAACAGTTTGTAACCTAACGGCTCTGTCATACTTTGCTTTTGGATTTTTCATATATGCTATCCTTTTGCACATTCCGTCCAACAGTCTGTCAGGAGCATTATAGAAAGCTGTAACTGCATGGTAATATATTTCGTTTCTGAACCGATAACCACTCTTGCTCATGTTGAGGGCAACGGCGTTTTTCAAGTCTACAGGTATTGCCCCGATAGAATAATATACATACTTATTAGGGGTATTGTATTCTTTACCATATTTCCAGACTTTCATTGCAATACTTTCACAAGGTTTTCCGCATATATGAGCGATGTAATTAGATAATAGGTAGCACATTATTTCAACTCTGTAGGCTTTGTTACGGTATAAAGAGAATTTTAACATGATTTTTTCTCTTTCTTCTTTTGTCATGTAAAGAGTCAGACATGAAATTTGATTTTCCTTTCCGCCCTTCCAGCCTTTCGGCATTATCGAAAGGTTGATTTCTTTGTTTAATCTAATTAGGTTTCTCATAAGTAGATATTATTAGTTTGTGCCCCGATAACCTCTCTCTGGTCTTCCCACCGGAGTTGTCAGCTACTGTTCTTCACTGCATAACCGTTCGGGGCATGATCGCCCTTACTTCGCCCGGCTGCTTGCATCGACCTTGTTACAGGCTGCTTGCTTCGACCGTTAGTTCTCGCGTCCTCTATGCTGGGATTGAGGGTAAGCGCCAGTATCGCTTTCTGGAACGGATTGCTAAGGGCAATCACTCCATGTAGTTCCTGCCATACCTTTTACGGATTGTTTCCGGTATCGAGACCGGACAGGATAATCCTGATTAATGTCCTTATTAATCTCCGCAGTACTGGGAGCCTAAATATCCACGGCTGTTGGAATTGTAGCAGTCTGACCATTCGGCTTTGAAAGTGACTTTTTCTGCTTTGACCGGAGTGAACACCTTGTTATTTCTTTCTTCCTGTTGTCTTGCCAGCTCTTCCTGCATTGTAACATTCAGTTTTGCCAGTTTCCATGTTGATTTCAGAACTTCACCGAAGGTCTTGCCTTGTTTCTTGCCTACATACTTGTAAGTTCTGTGGGCATCTCTCATAATCTGTCGTAAATCGAATCTTTTCATTGTCTTACCTCTTTTTAGTTAGTCAATATTTTTGCACTTCCGAACTATTTTTCGTTCCTTTGTGCTGTTGTTTATTGTTTGATGTTGCAAAGATACAGAAATATTTTCTGTAACAAATAAAACTACAGAAAATAAATCTGTGATTAACTTTAATTATCATTTATGGAATTGAAAGATTTTATAAAATCAGTTCTTTTTGATGTTACAGAAGCAGTGAAAGAATGTCAAGAAGAACTGAAAAATGGAGCAATCATATCACCTAGCAATCGTTCTGCAGAGGAAAAGGTAAGAGCGGTTAGTGGGGATTTGAAGATTTCCTATATAGATTTTGAAGTGGCTGTTTCAGCATCTTCTGAGAATTTAAACAATGGAGAAAAAACAGGAGGGGTAGAGGTAAGTGGTTCTGTAATAGGAGTTCGTTTTGGTGGAAAATTTGGAGGAAAATCAGTTAGTGAGGAAAATAAACAGGTTAATGAGAATGTCTCTAAAATTAAATTTTCAATACCTGTTATTTACCCTACGCAGCCAGTGAAAGAACGAAATACTAGGGCTAGAGCTTTTCTTCCATGACTTTGATAATCGCTTTAAGATCCTCGTAAGCATCATTGACGGCATCCTGAGGCTTGTCGCTGTGTTTGAGATAAATGAAATAAATTCTCATGAATAAGCGTCTGTGATACCAAAGTTTGATTCGTTTAAACATAGCAATATAGGTTTTAAAATTCAGTGCAAATATACAGAAAATAAATCAGTATGACAACAAAGCAGAGATTAATATCATTTTTGGCTTATCTAAAAATTAGTCAAGGTAAGTTCGAGAAAAAAGTAGGATTGTCTACCGGGTTCGTGAATAATGTGGGTGATAGCATACGTACCGCATCTTTAGATAAGATAAAGTCTGTTTATCCAGAGTTGAACACTGCATGGTTGTTGACAGGGGTTGGAGATATGTTAGATAGTGAAAAAAACAGTCTGTTCTTAAATAGTCTTAGAAGAAAAGAAAATGAAGAATCTTTTGATAAGAAAGATATAGAATATACAAAGGGTTTCACCACATATCTTCTTCCCATGTCAGCTATGGGAGGAACGCTTACGGGGTTTGCGGCTCCAGGCGCAATGCTCCAAAATTGTGAGGCTATAATTTCACCCATTGAAGATGTAGACTTTGCCATTACAGTATATGGAGATAGTATGGCACCTGAATACCCCTCAGGTTCCCGTATTTTGATAAAGAAGATAAACCCCAATATTTTTATAGACTGGGGTAAAACATACGTTTTGGACACTGCAAATGGGGTTATAGTAAAGGAACTCCATGAATGCAAGGGTAAGGAAGGTTATGTGAAATGCCATTCGGTTAACCCGGACCCGAAATTCTCGGACTTTGACGTTCCTTTGTCAGAGGTGTACGGCGTATATCGAGTACTTATGTGTATGTCGGCAAAATAAGAAAAATATGCTCAACTGGAAAAATCTGAACGGAAAGAAATATCTTCATTTTGTTCCGGATGAAGAATGCACATGTATATATGTAAATGTTCCTATACGCGCTATCTTATATGAAGGATATAAGACATGCTTGATTAGCTCAGGAGACTTCATCATTTTAAAGCCGATTGGTCAAAAATCTTTTTCACTAAAGTCTGAATATTCAGGCGTCTTGACTTATATGGCTAAAGAATGGGAGATGCATGGAGTGCTATTTTCTGATACTGAATCTGATTTATTGTATATTGATACGTCTGAATCTAGTATTATGGAGTATAAAAAATGGATTGATGAGTTGGAAAACAGGAGAGCAATAAATAAAATAAAAGAGAAGCTTCTTGCAAAGAAACGAAAGCAAGACTTAGAAAAGGCTGCACTGCAAGAGTTAATGGATGAGGGAGAAATCTTTCCGGAAGCAAATAAGCGACCTCCTATACCTAAAGAAGTCGTTGATGTAGTTTGGAGAAGGAATGGAGGAAAATGTGTTTATTGCGGTTCTACTGAAAACCTGCAGCTTGACCATATTATTCCCTTTTCCAAAGGTGGTGCGACTACAGTGGAGAATCTTCAATTATTATGTCAAAAATGTAATTTGCAAAAATCAAATAAAATAGGATAATGATGAAAGAATATATAGCTATATTTGAATATAATGGAGAAATACAGAATCTAGAATTTGTGTCTAATTCAAACTCTCAAGAAAAACTAAATTCTGAAGCAAGAATGTATGTAAATGACTATCTTCTAACAAAATATGGAACTGTTACATATCATTTTATAAGAGTTATTCCTAAATAAGAACCATTTTAAACACAATGTTTATATAAGCTAAAGATGAAAGTCAATATTAAAGTTAGAGATAATTATAAAAGCTATTGCTCCTTAATAGATGAAGAGAAAATTTTGTTAAATAACAAAATCGTTCTTGACGAAAAGAAAAATAGCAGACCGGATTATAAAGAAAAAAATACTCCTACTTATAGCGATGTCTTACCAAATGATATAATTTTTACCATACAACAAAAAGAAACTGAAGAAAAAGATTTTAAATTCATTTTACGCTGTGTTCCTTTTTGTGAAAGACCTTTTTTTAGATATGATTCTACGGGACCTTCTCATAGGAATTCCAATTTGCCTATTCCTATAGAGGAACAACAAGTTCCAACTCCTCATTTTCATCGGTTCGTAGCTGATGGAAAGGAGATAGCTTACAAGACAAAGGTGCTGTTGGATGAAAAGCAATCAAAAGTTTTGGAAGATATTTCTATGTGTGTTTTGCATTTTATGCAGGAGGCCAATATAAAATTTGAAAATTTTGATTTAATTTCGACCCCAGGTGTTCTTCCTTTTAAAATGGAAGAAAATATTGATCCTTTAGAAAATGTACAATTTGATATTGAATAATCATGGAAGATATAATAAAGATTATAATAGCGTCATTTAGTTCTTTGTGGAAAGTGAAAAAATATGGAAAGACCATAGAAATAATAACGCCTTTCTTTACCACAAATGATTGCTTTGTTTCTGTTTTTCTAACAGAAAGAGAGGGCTATTACATTATTACTGATGGTGGTTGGATTAGTGAAAATTACTATAATAATTTTTTCGATAGTGATGATGAGTCTTATTTAAGACTGTTCACTTATTATAAGGAACAATATTCTATACGTGAGACGGAATCAAACAATAAAATTTATTATTATAAAACTACAATGAAAAAAGAATTAGTACCAAATTTGGTTCTTGAGGTGTCTAATTTTATTTCAACCGTGGTAAGTTCTTCTTTTATAAAATTTCAAGATGATAAGGATAAGGATTTGCAAAAGAGATTCCGTACGCAGGTGAGTAACTTTCTTACAGCTGGGTTTGATAAGAAGGAATTGTCGTTTAATGGGTTTATTGATGAGAGGTATAAGGATATAAAATTTAATGCTGTTGTTAAAAGAAGTGATAGATTTACATTGTTTAATTATGTAACTGGTACTACTGAATTTTATTTTCGTGGTAGTATTGGACGTTCTAATATGAATTTCCAGTTAATAAATAGGACAATGCTAAAAAAGCAGATACATAGGCGTGTGACGGTTGTGAATGATCAAGCTTCAGGATATAAAATTGAAAAATTGAAACAATATCTTGACTTGATATCGGATGAAGCGGAGTCTGTAGTCGTTAATTGGACTAATAGAAAAAAACTATTAGAATTATAATGGGATGATGATTGTTTAATACGAAAAAACGTTAGACAATGTAATAATGAAGTCGGTGATACTAGTGTGGGGAGCTTTAGCTTTTATGCCAAGAATGCAATCTACAAAGATCAAATAAAATAGGATAAACTTATAATTAAATTTAAGATGAAAATACATCATTATACTTCTATTGAAACATTAGAAATGATTCTTAAGAACAAAAGTATAAAGTTTAATCGTTTGGATCAAGTGGATGATAAAGCAGAATATAAATATGACTCAACGGTTTATGATACGAATATAAAATTAGGTAAATATACTTTTGTGAGTTGTTGGACTAAGTCGGAAATGGAAAATATTGATTTATGGAATCGATACGGGAAAGGGAATAAAGGTGTAAGGATAAGTTTGGATGAGGATATGTTTGAAACTTACGATGTGGGAACTGTTAATAGATCATTTTATAATAATAGGGAATATTGTTTTGAAAATTTTGTAGTCAGTTCTTATATTAATAAAGTCGGTCTTGTTGATGTGAAATATGAACAAAATATTGAGCTATATTATAAAGAAGCTATCAAATGCTTTGATCAAGGAGTTGCGTTTAAACATGATAATATTGGCATTTATAAGAAAAGGGAATGGGGATTACAGAATGAAAGCCGTTTCATTATTCATGCACAACCGTTTGAACCGGCTTTAATGAGCAATCATCCTTTGAGCTTTCCGTTGGCTCTTGGTACTGCTTATAGAAATGGAATGGAGCTGAGTAGAACAGCCCTTTATATTCCATTAAAGCAGGAAGTTTTAGAGCATTTAGAAATAACAATGGGACCTGGAACAACTGATGAAGATCGGAAAAAGGTTGAAAAGATATTGAAAGATTGTAATATTAAAGCAGAAATCAAAGATAGTGCATTAAAGGGGGATTTATAATATGACTATTCTGGAAAATGTTAGATTATGCTTGGCTAGGTATAGTAGTTCAGTTTATTGACGAAAACAAGAAAGATGTGAAACATGTTATTGAAAGCCTTGATGATATTTATAACTATGAGGATGAATTCTTTAAGGCGATCGATATGTACGAACATAAGGAATAGGATAAAAGTTCTAGAAGATTAATTAAAGATAATTGCAGCATTAGCAAATGTATTGTTAGTGCTGCAATGTGAATATTGGAGTTTTATTATATATGGTTCAAAGCATATATGACTGTTCGTGTCAGTGGAAAAATCAAAAACACTGTAGGCTTTCACCTTCATGCAAAGGGTGGGGATGTCGATTTCTGTCTACGCCCATTGAAGAGATTCCAGCAACAATCCAGGAGAAAGCAAAGCTCTTTTCCAAAGTGTACCGGGAAGCGAAGCAAAAGGGAGTGCTGGAATGCCCACACTACCGATCAATTTTCATAGATGAGGTGCTGGCCAATTTGCCGAAGGGTGAAGTGTGTTAAATAAATGGTTTATGTTATTGTTTATTGTTTGATTTTCGTATATTTGCAATAAATCTTAATTTGAATGGGAAGTTGGAGTGAACAACAGGAAGTAAAGAAAGAAGTCAAGGAAAAGGACAAGGTAAGACGGGAAAAACTTGCCGGGTTGTTTTTTGATTTAGCAAAACTTTCATTTGCCGGACTTGTTGTAGGTGGAATAGTTTCCATGAAGCCTGATGTAGATATAACTCTTGACATATACAGGGTTATTATAGGTGGAATCTCTACCATCATTTTTATTAGAATAGGAAATACAATTTTAAAATAAAGTGGATTATGGACATGTTAAGTTTAGTATATACAATAAGTGCTGTTGTAGGTGGTGGATTTTTGGTGTGGCTTAACACAAAATCCGGGAAAAAATGGCTCGCAAATCTATAGTGTACTTCTCATTGGAAATTGAGGGTATTATGGATGCATTAGGTTTTAGTCTGGCAACAAAAAGTGGTTGGCTGGTCTGTGCTCTCTGATGCCTTACAATTTTGGTTAATGTATGAAAAGGAAATCCCTTGAATGTTTATGGTCGTTCAATTATAGTAGTGAGTTGAACGGCTTTTTAGTATTTGGACGTTAGAACAGGGAAAATAATGAATAAAATAAAATAGAAAATCAAGATGATTTTTACTAAAACGAATCTTGGAGGATTTTGAATGGGTAGATAACCTTCTGCTTGTCAGTATAGTAAGCGCAGATCAGAGTTCATACTGGCAGTCTAAAGGTGGCGAGTTCGAGTCTCGCATGCTCCACTTTTTTAATGA